GGAGTGGATCGACTGTGTGAGTGATTCGGGCTGGGCTACAGAGAAAGAGTTTGATAAAATGAAATTTGCAAGACCTGTCAATGAGGGTTGGTTGTATTCAAAAGATAAAAACTCTATAAAATTATTTGCATCATACGACAGAGAAGATGATGGTAGTTTTAGTTTTGGGGATCGGACGATGATTCCTCGGAATTGGGTAAAGAAGATTCAGAAGATTTAGATGGAGTCACATCAATTATTTGACCGTAGTCGGATAAAAGTTGTTTCATTTTTGCTTCTAGTTCTTGCTCTGACATATCTTCTAGTTTCCCAGTTTTTATTATTTTTCTGTCTATGTATAATCCTGCTGCTTTGCCACGATTTGCTTCAGCATTTACAGCAGAAGAGAAAGAACCTTTCTTTAAAGCAGCCTCACGAAGTCTAGCGAGTTCTGCTACATGTCCTTCGTAGGTCACTTCATGTTTTTTTAATCTTTCTTCTTTTAGTTGACCAATGTGCTTCACCACTAATGGAGACAGTCTAGGATTACATAACTCTGATCCTTCTTGCCTTGCACGTTTAGGTGAATAGCCTGCGGCTAGTGCAGCTTCGGTTTGAGTCATTGGTCCGTCAGGTCCACCGAATACTAAAAACTCAGCAAATCTCATTTGCATTTCTGTTAATCTTTTTGGCACTCCCATAGTTGACAATTTAAGGTAACTATCCTATAAAGTCAATATGAAAGATGAAGTATATAATTTAAAACAACAAGTTGAAGGACTAAAACTTTTAATAGAAATGCAGAAAAAGCAACTATGGGAGCAACGTTTGTTAAGTTCAAAACTAGAGTCAGCAAATAATTTATTGCAAGGTTATCAAAAAGTGATAAGTAGATTAACACACAAGTTAAGACAAAAAGAGTCATGAGAGTGCAAGACTTGCAAACCTTCTTAGGTAGTTTTACAAAAGGTAGCGACGCAGTTAAGAACGCCGTCATCTACGTAGAAGTAAATGGAAAGTTACGTGAAATTAGAAGAATGGAAGTTCATGAAAACACCGTTCCAATAATAGGTCATCCAGGTCATAGTGCACATCGTTTGGTGTTAAAAACGGAAAGGGCTTCTAAACTTATCTTGCCAGATAAACTTCAAAAGGACTATTAAATGAATGACGATGTTACCTCAAAAAACACATGGCTCCAGAGCGTAAATTATATCAAAAACTTAAATCTAAAACCCCTAAAATTATCTGGAATAGACTTGAAAATCTTAGCTTATCCGGTACTCCTGATTTATTGGGCTACAATACTTCTGGCCACTTTTTTACAGTAGAGTTAAAAGTTACGAAGAGTAACAAGATTAAGTTTTCTCCACATCAAATTGCCTTCCATGTAAAGCATCCACACAATACTTTCATCTGCATTGAGCACCTCGGTTCGGGTGCCGTGAAACTTTTTGAAGGAAGCAAGGTCCAGGAGCTTGAAGCTTGTGGCTTCAAGCTTGAAGCTTGTCGCTTGGGGCCCGGACCAGTCGCACGCTGATTCCCAGCCGTCGCCGGTTCTTTGCTAATGGCCTGGTCCGTATCTGGTGAAGCAGCGGTTGGTTTCCCACGATCCCCTTGCTTTCCAAATTCTTTTAATTTTTTATAATACTTTGGATGTCTAAACATATCAATGAGCTTTATATTGTATTGTCTTTATAGCAGGATCCCAGCATGCCCGGCAGTCTAAGCACTGGTTGCCCTGCTTTGAGCTGGGGCAGTTGCCGCCTTTAGTTACTACTTCTGAAGAGTTAGGCCACGATTCAGGCGCCCGCTGGTTTACCATGGGCGCGCTAAAACGTATGACTAAATTGTTGGGCTTGTCTGTCAGGTGGTCCTTGATCCAAGCTTCACGAGTCGGTAACCAGTGACGCTTTGCTGGCGTCAGTCTACAGACTTCATAAATTTTTTTAAGATGATCCAGATCCTGGACGTCACCGCTATCGTGCCAGCGAAACACGTCGGGCTTCTTGCTGTTGATCAGGTGAGCCATTGCTTGGACCCAGTCTGGGCTCTTGATAGCTGCTAGCCTTCTGTATTGTGCATCCTGAACAACTTTGAAAACGTAACAACCTTTGAGAGCGTAACAGTCAAAGCATACGCTGCCCTTCACAGCTTGCAGCTTGCCGCCAGTCTTGCATTCTTTGGCAGGTAAACCTATCGACCAGCCCGGCATCTTTGATGGCTTGGACAGCGAGCCGCCTATAATTTTTAATGCTTCATTTGTTTTCATAATTCTGTGGTCCTTACACCTGTTTCATGACTTTTCAATTCCAGCTCAACAGCTTTTTTTAAATCATCGCTATGATTTAAAAGCTTGTCAACCTTCGCTCTAACTGGTTCGTTGCTGTGCTTGTGACTATCTAAAAACTGGATCACATCTACCAGCACCCTGTCATAGTCAAATAATAATCTTAATGTTGCTCTATATGGTTTCATTTTCTTTCTCCTTTAGTTTATAGGATACAGTAACAGAGTACAGCTTTCTTGTCAAGCTTGCGGCTTGACGCTTGCAGCTTGCGGCTTGTTGCTTGTAGCTCGGACCCTGTTCCTGAAGCCATCGCCAGTGATTTATTAAAATTACTGGGCTCTTAATTCTTCTACTCATTTTGTACGGGCTCCGAGATGTTTTGGTTTTCTTCAGATAGTCTCTGAATAAAACCTGGGTATTCCTGAGTCATGTCTTCACCATAAGCGGCTTCCCATGCTTCAAGTATTTGTGCAATTGTATATTTATTCATTGTCCTTCAGCTTTCTCCTTTATATTTTAGAGCCGTTATCTGGTGTTTAAACTCACCAGCCCCAGCGGGTACGGAATCCGATTGAGCTCTTTTATATCCTATCATATCCTGGACAGCCTGTCAAGAGCTTGCTGCTTGAAGCTTGCGGCTTGCAGGTAAACGCGGGCCATTGCTGGCCCGGGTCTTCTACTCACTAGCTACCGCCTTGTTCAGGGCTTCCAGATACTCAGTCTCTGTCATCATTAAATTATTTAAACAAAAATGATGTCTAGCTGCCTGAGTCTCCATTATTGGCGCTTTTAAATATTCAACAGCTTTGTCTAAAAGTTCTTGTCTTCTAGAGCCCCCTGGCTGCCACTCTGGTTTAATAGTTCTTTTCTTTGCTTCTTCTGTGCTTATTGTTTTTTTAGTCATAATTTATCCTTTCTAAATTCATCCTACAGTATCCTTCACCAGCTGTCAAGCTTGAAGCTTGCTGCTTGGTGCTTGAAGCTTGCTGCTTCACTCCTGGGCTGGCCTTCTTACTTCCAGCCCGGAAGCGCCTGTCAATTGGCGCGGATGGTAAAAAATAAACCTAGACGCCAAAAACTTTGGACCAGTGCAGGTCCCAGCGGGCTTTGGGTTGTTCTAGTTCAGCCAAAGCCCTAACCAATGCAGGTCCCAGGGTCCGATTTTCTACACTGATCCCAGGTCCTATGGTATCCGCCGAGCCACAAGTATTGAGGCGTCTCAGGATCCTGACTCTCTACTCCATAGGACCAGGGATCAGTAATTTTGGCTCCGCCACTTTCGTGGGTTGGATCTTCTGCTACTTACCGGAAGCACGTCGTCTTCCATGTCATCACTGATCCCAGATCCAATACTTGCTACGGCCACTTGCTTTTTGTGGATCGATCCCCCGACTGCAGAGGTATTGGATCAGGGATCAGTTCTGGATGTGCAAGTGTTTGGATCTCAATCTACTTTGCTCCACAACCAGAAGTTGTCCCAACAAATTATAAACAGGTGTGGTAAAGCACCTAAACTAATTTGATAAATGTAATATAATCCTTGACTATCCTATTGTCAAGTGATAGTTTAAAAATAATTAAAAAAGGAGAAATAAATATGACTACAAAAAGAATAACACTTAACGCAGATAAGCGTAAAGTGATTGCTAACCAATTTCAATCTTTTTTTGAGGATAAAGTAAAAGATAAATTGGAACAGGCAAAACAACAATATAATCTTATGCGTGAGAAAGCAAAAGAGATGATTAATAAAGTTGTAAGATATCATCAGCCACAAGAGGACGTTGATACAATTCGTAGAATGATTAGTAAGTATAATCGTTCTGGTGGCGAATTGTATGAGGATAATTGTTTTTATGTTTTAAGACCAATTAAAAAAGTTGACGACAATGGCGAAGAATATGAAGCAAATGATGAGGTTCATGTCAGATTTGATATGGGTAGAAATTTTGCAAGAGCATATTATCGTGATGAAATGAAAGCTAAAGGGTTAAATCCTGATTTCAAATTGTCTATCGCTGATGACTACTCAAAAAGAAATCCAAAATATTACAATGATGAAAGCGAGTGTAATAAATTTTTAGGTTTCAGCACGTCTGCAAATGATGACAAATCTATAACAAAACCTGTCCAAAAATGGGAAAATGATTTTAAACTTTGGACTATTGGTTCTAGTTTTTGTCATTCAAGACAATTCAAAGTTGACGAAAACACTATGAACTTTTTTAAGATGTATCGTTCAAGTGCCGACAATGTAATTAATGAACATGAACAGATGTATAATTATGTTGAGGACAAAATGCAAAAAGTGAGATTAGGTTTAAAATCTTACAGGTACTTTGACCAAGCAAAAGCACTTGCAGATAAAGTTGGAGTTGTTCTAAATGAAACAATGTTGAACGAAAGTTCTAGTTTAGCTTTATCAATTTATAGTCCTGATAATTTGGCTAGTCTTTTGGAAGATAAAGAGGTCTTAACAAGAGAACAAAAGATTGCTATTGCAAGACAACAAATGCAACAAATATCTATAAATTAAGGTATTGACAGATTAGGGAGTTTCCTATAAACTCCCTAATCAGAAAGAGAGAAATAAATATGACTAAAAACTTTTATATAACTTACTACTCAAACAAAGATAAAAAGCACATTACAAGACGTGGAAAGCATGATGATAAATCAAGATATGGAACATCTAAAAAAGGTGTTGCGTATTATGTTTATTATGACCTAGACGCTCATGGTTATAGAACTGCAACAACAAGTTGGAAAGTGAGGCACTAATGCAAACAAATCAATACAACGAAAAATATTTAACAGAAGAACAAATGTTAGAGGAAACTAAAAAACTAGACATAATTGTAAAATTAGGTTGTGAATTAAGATATGAAAACTTACGATATGTTATAAATGTTTTAACAGATGAAAAAGAAGAGAGGTTAAAAAGAAATGTCTGATTATAATTGGTGCCATGGTCCAGATTGCCATAAAAGAAAAACAACAACAAGAGTCCGAGGGGTCAAGGGTTCTAAAGTTTTAAGAACGATTAAGATTTCATTAAATTCAGATTATAGAAGAAATTCAGTATATAAATATTTTTGCGACCAGACTTGTATGCATGGTTTTATAAGAGAACATATAGAACAATTCGTGCAGTTACACCCAAGAACCGAGGCGCTAGAGACACCAATCGAGGACCCTAGAGAAGAAACAATCCAAAGTAATTGGGGTAATTATTCTTGGACAAAAACAGTAATAAAAGAGGTTGACAATAACTCTAATCCATGAGAATATAGGACATGACTAAGAAAGAAATAAATACAAAAGCATCTGAGTTTAAAATAATCACAGACCAAAAAGATGAGCCAGATTTAAAAACTGCTCAAAAGTTTGTCGGTGGTTATGTTGAAGGAATTACCTTTCCTAATGGTGATTACTTAATAATAAACGAAGAAGGAAAGCTAATGGGATTGCCTTTAAATCCAGAGGCAACCGCATTGTGGCGTGCAACATTCGATAACGATAATTTTGTTACGGGTCGAAAAGATTTTGTTGTAGGTCCTGCAATCCTAATAAAAAAAGACGCCCTAAAAATCTGGGCGTCATAACCTTTGACCCTAGGCGCTAACGCGCCTAGGGGTCCCAAACAAAT